AAATATAGTAAGATGGACGGACTTATAGGCTTCGTTCGCAAACTAGGCTTTGATGAACTCCACTATGATAAAAGCGAATTAGCGCACATCTACTTACCCGTTCGTGACAAAGAAATCGGGCACGGTGAAGCCCCTGCGGTCACGGCGTTAAAGTCGGCACGGTTAATTGATAGTTCTCAGGACTTTACACAAAGTTACCTTGACAGCGGAGGCGTTAACCCGTCGCTTGTACAGATAGAGAACTTCAACCAGACACCGCAAGCCGAACAAGAGCGCGTTATATCATGGTTTGAACGCTTCTTTAGGGGCATGACTAGCGACCGCAAGAACAAACCGCTTGTAACCGGTCAAAATATTGACGTAAAATCACTAGGCGACAGTAGCAAGACCTTAAACGGGTTGTTACCGATTGAAGATCACATGAAAAAGGACATCCTTGTGTCGTTGGGTGTTCCGGAAACCCTTGTGAATGCCTCCGCGTCAAACTATGCGACCGCCGTAAGCGACCGCCGAACATTCTACACAAGCACAATCACGCCCCTTCTCCGCCTCATTGAAGATAGTTTGAACCCGTTCTTCGTCATTAATGGCTTGCCGATGTTGAGCTTTTACGAAAAGCAACTTGACATCTTTGAAGATGACATGAGCCAACGGGCGGTCGGGCTTACGAATATGATTAGCGCAGGGGTCCCGTTATTGGTTTCGCTTGACTTGCTAGGGTTCGACATTGACGATGCACACAAAGAAATGATTGAAGCATATCAGGTGGAACTACAAGCGCAACAAGCACAAGAACCGGTTCAGGTTATCGAACAACCGACGCGCTCAATGCTTGACGACCTGAGCAAGTACGAGACCAAAGCAAAGAACAAATTGAAACAAGGCAAGGCGTTAGATTTTGACTTTGACAGCGATTTAATACCGGAATCGTTGCTAGGCGCGATTAAGGGACATCTTGAGACCTGCACAAGCGCGGACGATATTAAGCGCGTTTTTAGTGGCGCGATTGCATTAGACAATAGCCATAACCACAGTAAACAATGGGAGTATTAAAGTGATTGACATTAACGCGATTATCAAAGAAGCGATCAAGACAACCGAAGCGCAGATTAACGAGAAGCAAGGGCATTTGCAGCACCTTGTCAGTATTTACAATACGTTCAACACGCATAGCGCACCCATTGACATTCTGCCGATTGACGACAACCACAAAGAACTATTAAGGGGCGCGGGTATTGAACGGGTCAAACAATTTGAAATCGTTTTGAATTACTTCCCTGAGCAACTCATGAAGATTAAAGGCATTGGGACGGTCACGGTAAAAGGTTGGCAAGATGACGTTAACCGACGGTGAAAAACAAAAGTTTGAACGCGCGCTTGCAAAGACATTAGGCGAAGCGAACGAACAAGTCCGCAACTTAATTTTAACTAGCCTGAATGTTGACGCGCCTAGTGATTTGTCGTTTGAACAATGGCAAGAGGTTAGTAAGTTGTTCCGTGATGCGATCACGCCCGAACTTGAAAAGACGTTTATTGCTTCGGCTATGTCCGTCATTGATGAATTTGCTTATGGCATTGACTTTGCGCTTGTCAATCAAGAGGCGGTCAGCTTTGCCAGTTCTTATGGGTTCGATTTAGTGAGTGGGATTACAGAAACCCGCAAGAAGCATTTACAGAAACTCATAAGCGACTTTTACACCGAAGCGCAGGACAAGAATACGTTAATTAATCGGCTTAATTCGATGTATAGCCCTGTCCGTAGCGAAATGATTGCGGTCACGGAGGTAACACGCGCCGCCAGTGAAGGACAACGCATGGTGATAGCCGAACTTGAAGCGCAAGGCGCGACGATGCTAGGCGTATTCAACACCGCTAGAGATGAAAAAGTGTGTCCGATTTGTTCGCCATTAAACGGCAAGCGGTCAACCGTCGCAGGGCGTAACCCTGACTTTGACGGTCAGGGGATGCCTCCGCTTCACGTTCGTTGTCGGTGTTGGGTGTCGTTTGAAAACATAACGGGGGTATGATGACCACAATTAAGCTAACGTTTGAAGCGGAAAGCTTGCAAAAATTCCTTGATCGCGTGACCACAAACGACAAAGTGTTGGACACGGCGTTAATGGCGACAGGCAAGCACCTAGAGTCAAAACTTGCGACTTATCCGCCCGTTAGACAACAAAAGCAGTCACAATATTGGAGTGATAAACAGCGTCGCGCCTTCTTCGCGAAACTCAACGCCGGAGAAATTAGCGTTCCGTACAATCGGACAGGCGACGCGGGGCGGTCATGGACAACGAAGCCAAACGGAAACCAGGTTATTGTCGGGACAAATCGCAAATACGCGCCTTACTTATATGACCCTGAGAAGCAAGCGAATTACCACAAAGGTAATTGGAAAACGACAAAGCAGGTCATTGATGCGAATAGGGACGAACTTGTAACAATGCTTGATAAGACTATCGAGAAGCTCTTGAATAGTTGACAACGATGTTATAATAAATATGTGAATCCTCATATCAAACTATTTAACCGCTTGTTTCAGTCACACGGGGCAAGCGGTTTTATATTGCATAAATTTAATTGTAGGTCATTAAGACCGATTAACATGTACCCTTACTTGTAATTTCCCCCGCCGGCCGACCAAACCAAACCAAGACGGGGATTGCTTGTAGTACGGTTTTAATAATCCCGTCAATTTTGGCGGGATTAATCCGAACTAATATTATTTGTAGGTCATTAAGACCGTTTTCCTTTTCGGCGCTATTCTGACTATGACCCCGCTTCGGTGGGGTCCCCCCATAAGAGACCACAAACATGAATGATTTAATCAATTTCGGTTCAGAACTGAACTTAAAAGCAATTGACGATAACACCGTACAAGTTAGCGGGTATCTTGTGTTGTTCGCGGATGAACACGAAGCCGACTTTCACGGCGACATCTTCACGAAGAACACCGACTTCCTAGTTGATGACACGGACACAATTCCGGTCTATTTCAATCACGGTCAAGATCGTGTCGTCGGTAAGCGCGAACTAGGCAACAAAAAAGCCCTGCTAACCAAAAAAGAACGCGGGTTATGGATTGAACACCACTTAAACAAGGCGAACGAATACGACGCGCTTGTTCTTGAATTGCTTGAAGCACGGAACGAACAAAAGCGTCGCGCAGGTTGGTCAAGTGGGGCGTTAGGGCATTTAGTCGAACGCAAAGAGTTAAAGAGTGGCGTTAGCGAAATAACAAAATGGGTGTTAGGCGAAGCATCCATCACATTGACCCCCGCCGATTACAGAAACCAATTAATGGCGGATTTAAAATCATTGGATTTACACACGATTGAAGAAACTACAACAGTAGACCCGTTAAAGGCTATGCAAGCGAAGGACGGGGCAAATAGTGGAACTTCAAACGTGATAAATAATAGTTCAATTCAAGTCATGGGAGAAAACAAAATGACTGACGAAATGAAAAACGAAGTTCCACAAAATGAAGATAAAGAACTTCAACAGTACCTTGACAACGCTATGAAATCCCTTGAAAACCAGTTCAACGCAAAGTTTGACACGGTTAATGAGGGGATTATAAAAACCCTTGAATTTATGGAAGCAAGCCCTGTTATCCGTAAATCGGGTTACTTTTCCGTTGACGGTGGGAAAGCCGATGCGAATATTAAAACGTTTGGCGACTACCTAAAAGCGGTTGTCAATAAAGACACCGACCGCCTTGTTCACGTTTACGGCTCAACCAAAGCACAAGCCGAAAGCGCAGGCTCAACCGGTGGTTATCTTGTACCGCGCGAATTTCATAACGAAATTATCGGCATGGTCATGGAACAAAGCGAAATTTACCGCCGTGTCCGTCGCTTGCCGGTTATGTCAAACGCGGGCGACGTGCCTAGCCTTGACATCTTCGCCGCGCCAACTGCCGGTGTGGGTGAAAGTGGTTTAACCGCCGGTGCGGGTGCGAATAGTCGCGCCGAAGGTGGGAGCTACACCGAAGAAACTGTAAACTTTGAACTCTTGTCTTATCGTGTCAACGACTTCGCAAGCGGTTACTTTAAAGTTTCGCGCGAAATGCTTCAAGATGTACAGGGCATTGACGCGCTACTGCGTAATATCATTCAGATGG